CGGCCGGACTCATGCGCGCCAGCAGGTCACGCTTAAGGGTGAGGAAATTCTGACGAGTGGTAGCCCAAATGATGAGCGGAATGAAAAGCTCTCGCGATGCCACACGCGAATGACGGAACAGTCCGCCATCCAAACCGCTCATCTCGTCATAAAACAATTCGATCGGTGGGGCATCAAAACCAGACATGCCCTTCATAGTCACCATGTGACCACCAGTGACCGAATCGCTGTATTCAGTTAGTGAAATGGATGCGCCCGGAACGGGATCAGACTGACTCTCCCCAGAAGAGAGGGTCACCCATTCAATATTTGTGGCTGGATAGCCGTAAGGCATGGGCAACCCCCTTCTTAAGAGTAAAGCGCTTCCTGATACTTCAAAACATTACTGATCTGCTTCTCGGTTGGAATCGTTGGAGCCGCATGAACAGTGATGTAGTTCACGTTTCGTGCGCCGCCTTCAATCCCGGACGCGTTAACCGAACCCAACGTCGGAACAACCTTGCTACCGGAAGTGCCCACATCCACATTCAGTGAAGGTGAACCGAAAGCGTCCGTGACGGCCCTACCGAGACCCTTAGTGGCCTTAGTGACCTTTCCAGTCATCGACTCGATACCGAGTGACAAACCCTCACCAACGTTCACACCGGATGCGAACGCCTTCTTAGACGGAGAGCTGTTACCCAAGGCGCGGTTAATCGTGTTAATGATGTCCACACCAAGATTCCAGATCGACGTGAGGAAGTTCGGAATGAACGCCTTAACGCCATTCCATAGCCCGTCAATGACAGCCTTGCCCACATCCCACCACGAAGCGCCCGGATTAGCGATAACCCTTTGTGCTTCCTTAGCAGCCTCAAAGAACACGCCAGAGAAGGGAATCATGAGGGTTGCAGCATCCTTGACAATGTCTCCAATGTTTCGATTGGAGGCAGTCTTGGCATCAGCCGTCTTAGTGTCAACCGTCTTCCGGTAGTCTTCCATCTTCGCGGCATTCTCAAGCCGCATCTGTTCCATTTGGAGTAGTACAGCTTCCTTGGCTGCCTTAGAGTTATGCTCGGCCTTCGTCTTGGCTTCCAAAGTCTTGGCGTCAACATCGGTCGCATAGCGGCCAGTGCTCACACCGACGTCGTTAGCCATATTCGAATAGTCGAGACTCACCCGACCGGTAGCGGTCGAAGTCGTAGCCGACCAGGTGTTAGTGTCATTGTCCAGATTAGAGAATCCGAGACTTACACGCCCCTGGTCTTCGCTCATTCCGCGAACAGACTCGTTGAAAGCCTGGCTACTCTGGCGGAAACTGTCAGGTAGAGATTCACCAAACACCGTCAAAGCGGAGCCACGGACAGAATCTAGGAAATCCGCAAACGAAGCTCGCGCCCCAGACCAGTCGCCGGTAAAGATAGCGCCAATGCCGGAAACGAGAGCAGCCAGCAGGGAGATAGAACCCGAAAGGGCATCAACTGCAACACTGATAACCTTGATGAGGAAGATGAAACCGCCACCACCAGAGCCACCGCCGAAAGCATCAATCACCCGCAGGATAGCCGGAAGCAAATCATCTCGAAGTGACGCGATGAGCGGCGACAGGTTGTTGTTCACACCAAAATCGAAGAACGCCTTAGCGACATCCTCAATCAGCTTGAAGATTTCACTGAGGAATTCCTTGCCGTTCTTGAGAAACTTCTCAATATCCTTTCGGCCTTCCTTGGAGTTAGCCCAATCGCTGAACTCCTTAGCGATACCCTTAATGTCTTCCAGCAGCTCTTGCCCATAAGGGCGAGCCATTTTGTAAACCTCGTAGAGTACTCCGCCGACAAGCTTCGCAATATCGTAGATGTCATGGATGGTGTCGGACACATTCTGGAAGAACGTCGCCAACTCTTGGCGGCCCTCCTCGGACTGTGCAATCTCACTAATCCACTGCGAGAAGTCAAGCACGAGCTTGCCCATGTCCTCAAGGAACGGACCCGCGTCTTCAGCAAGAACCAGCAGAACCTCACCGAAGTTCTGCCCCGCTGAACCCAGTAAACTAAACAGCCGGTTATTGCTGTCAAGAATGTTGCCGAGAGAGTTTTGGGTCTCCGGAGTGTTAAGCCACGCGATGGTTTCCCCGATAAGGGTTCCGAACAGTCCAGCCGTGACAGCTAGCTTCGCCTGGAACAGGTCAATCAAACCGCCAGACTGCGCCAGCGCCGTCTGAATCGGAGGAAAGAAAGCATCCTGAATAGCGAACTGCACTTCCCGCAGACGCGGAATGAACGTGTCAGCCAGGAAGCGCACAAACTTTTGAGCCTCCGGAGAAAGCAGAGACATCGCATATTGAGCGTTATACCACTGCTCATTTTGCTTAGTCTGAGCCTCCGTCAAACCATCAATCGCACGCTTGACAGCCTTCTGGGAATCAGCGATAGCGCGGTCTGCATCCTTATGCGCCTTAGCAACATCCTCTTGAGCCCTCTGTACATCCTTGACGGCATCCGCCCGAGCTTCCGCTAGATCCTTCTCCGCCTCCTGAATGCGCTCGACACCGTCCATTTGAGCCCTGGCGGCATCGGCGTGAGCCTGCGCTACACGCTCTTGAGCATCGGAGATTAGCTGTGCCGCTTCCTGATGGGCCTTAGCGATATCCGCTTGCGCCTCAATCTCTGCCTGCTGCGCATCAAGAATTTTCTGCTTAGCGTCGGTGACTTCCTTGGAGCCTTCAACGCCGGTGCGGTTAGCTTCCGCCACTTCTTCACGGAGGTCATTCTGCTTTTCCTGAATTTCAGTTAGCCGATGCAAAGCCTCCTCGTAAGCATGCTTAGCTTCACGCTTATCAAGGTCAGTCGCCTTAGGATCGCCAACCGTTTCGTCCAGTCGCTCTTTAGCGCGCTCAATGGCGAGCTTTGCGCCTTCCTCGTCAAGGATCGCATTCCCGAGAGAAACGTTAAGGTCCTCGAACCTTTCCATTGCCTCCTTGTAGGCGTCATTCAATTCAAGCTGTGCATCACGCACACGCCTAATCGAATCTGCGTGACGTTCCTCAGCATTAGCGATACGTTCCGAAGCTGACTCATAGGCACGAGACAGCGCCCTCTGCGCATCAGCAATCCGCTCGTTAGCACGCTCGACACCTTCGGCCGCATCAGCGGCAGCCCTAGCGACATTGTCCTGCGCGTCTGAGATGCGCCTAGCAGCGCTCGCCATGGCATCCGTTAGAGCCTGCTCCGACCTAGCGATGCCCTCGTTAGCGGACTCCACAGAGCGCTTCAGGCGCTCCTTAGCATCGGCTACCTGCTCCTGAGCGGAAGCAATCTGACGAGCCTGCACAGCGGAGTTAGCGGCGGCGTGCTGCTCCTCATTCTGCACGGCTGTAAGCGCCTCTGAGATGCCAGAGAAAGCCGCAGTGAGAACACCACCGGCTTGCGCCACAGCAGCCCACACGGCCGGTAGAGCGAGGAATGCGCCGTACAGGTCAACTACCACAGTGCCGAGAGCAACCATGCCACCGGCCAGATTGGACAGCGCACCAAGGAGAGGGTTAGCAGTCAAGGCCGCAGCACCCAGTCGGAATCCGAGAGTAAGAAGCGTCTCGGAAACGTTGTCGAAAAAGTTGGCGCGGAACGCCTTGAAGAATGCGCCAGAAAAGCTCGTCCCAGACTTTGTAGCCTGCTGCGCTAGCTGCGCATTCAAGTCAGGGAAAGCGCTAAAGACGAGCGCGTTAACGTCGTCAATCTCGTCATTCAGAGACTTAGCGAGACCCCAGACAGAGCTACCCTTATCGGTTCCAATCTCCGGCCGCTTAGACATGATGCTTTCAACCATCTTGTCTGTAGCCTTGATAGCCTTTTCAATCTCGCGCTCATAATCACTAACGGCCTTCTTAGACTCGTTAGAAAGAAGCTTATTCAACGACTCATGCTCACGCACCGCATTGCGTACGCTCGTTACCTGGCTATCCGAAAGCTGCTCGGTGTTCCTAGCGAGATCCCTTAGCGCATCCCCGGCACCCTCAGCGAACGCCGTAACCTTCTGACTATCGAAAGCCTGTAGGCCGGTGCGGACATCGGTCTCAACTTCGCGCATGTCGCGCTTCACGGCCTGGACGATGCCATCAATGTTCTTGTTGAACGCGTTAGCAGCCTGAGCAGAAGAGCTCTTAGCCGAGACAGTGAAACCGTTGAACGTCGCCTTGAGAGCCTGATTGTCAAGCTGAACCTTGACGTCAACCGTCAGGCCATTAATCTTGTCGTTGAGTTCCTTCTGGATCTCACGCTGCCAAATCTTGGTGATGCCAGTAATTCTAGGCTTGACGGAAACAGAGGCCATAGCCTCCTTAGAGGCGTCCTCAAGATCCTTGATGCGCTTACGCGCTTCGCGAAGCAGATCGCGATTAAAACCTACGAGCCTAGGCTTAATCTCAATATAGCCTTCGCCCACCTTAGTGGCCATGCGCCCCCTTCCCTAGCCTCCGTGCATACGCTTAAACAGTCCTGCAATGTCTTGCGCCGAAGCCCAATCGGGCTCGGACTCGGCTTCTGTTCTGTAGACCAGTAGACTAGGGTCCAGACCAGGCCGTGGGTACGGCTGGAAGTCCGGCATCTGATAGTCCTCGCTCTTATGAGCGGACAAGAACAGGTAGTTACCGGCTTCGATCGAATCTCGAATGTCGGCAAGAATGTAGTCGGTGTTGCTCCAAGATGCCTGCTCGCCAATATAGGCTTCCGCGACAGCCGAACGCCCATGCATTTTGAGAAGCCGGAGGACTATAACCAGGAGCCTCCGCAGAGAGAGGCCACCAGTCCAGAAGTCTCGCAGGTCTAATCCAAAATGCATGAGCAGATCAGCTTCAAGCTCGTCACTATGCCTAATAAGCACTTGGGCAACGAGCATTAGTTTCCCGCGTCATCAGCTCCAGCATCGGCAGAAATCTGATTGAGAACGTCAACCGCTTCACGAAGCGTAGGCCGGAGACCCTTAAACTTGCGGGCATTATCCGGGCCTAGCATGCCGTCAATAGCGGCAGCAAGCCGGTTATCATTTAGGGCATCCATCGTGTCGTAACCCCAATCCATCGGATCGAGAGACACGTCGAAAGTCACACCCTTAAACTCAACCGTCTTAACCTTAGGCTTATCCTCAGCCTCATCCTTAACAGCCTTAGCCTTGCTGGTAGCCATATGCGTGAAACCTTTCTATTAAGCCATGTCGGCGGTGGTGAAAATGGTACCCAGGTTACCGGCAGAGTCCAGAGCATCCAGGGTCATACCCAGCGAAGTCGCACCCGTACGAATAAGGGTAAGAGCCTCACGAGCGGAAACCTGAGCACGCGGAACGTAAAGCCGGTTAGTGACCGTAGAGTCGGACCACTCAACAATCAGAGAAGTCTCGACAAGGTCCGGGTTGGACGCAACATCCATCTTGAATTCGTCAGTAGCATTCACCTCAAAGGCGGAGCCGAAATACAGCTCAACCGCTTCCGCGTCAAACTGGAGAAGGACGAAAGCCATCTGGAAAGTAGCGCCAGTCACCAGATACTTGACCGGAACGGCAGACTGCCAGGCGTTAATAGCCTGCGTGGTAATCGTTGGGGTAATGGAAACGCCCGCATCGGACACGTAACCTAGCGGTAGCCAGGTGGCGGGAAGGACAGTGCCCACATCGGTAGGGGCGGCAGTCGCCACGGGGGCGACATAAATAGTACCATTGCTAGCAAAGCGAATGGCATCGGCAGAATTAACTCCCACGGTGCTCCTTAAGTTTCATAAATTGCAATAGTTACGCGGTTGATTATCCGCTGCTCACGGGATTCAATGTCACCCTGATCGAAAGGGCCGGATTCTTCATTCACATAAGCGACGCTATAGCCACCCGGATAGGCTTTGCCGGCAACAAATTCCAGCAAATACTCGCGAACAATTAGCGCACTTTCCATAGCTTGCGGCTTAGTGGCCGCATAATGGTTCAGGGTGAAAGTCCAAACGTCCAGACGATCCCTGATGGCGCGTTCACCGCCTTCAAGCACAACATCAATGTGACGAGTGCCAGGCTCGTGCATATCCAGGTCGCCACCCACTGAGATAGCAGCGGGAAGACTTGGAGTCTCCTTAACGCGAGCCACCATGAAAGGAATGGGATCTAGTCTCACTTAACCCCCACTCCGTAAGTGTCCCCGTAGCCGTAAGCCTTGAGAGCATTAGTCATGATGTACTTGCCGGGATACTTCTTCCTGGTTCGCCATTCAGTCCAGCCGTATTCGATCCACCGCCACTGAAAACGTTCAGCGATAATGTAAGTGACGTGCCCCTCTTTCAAAGGGAACTGTCGCTGCTCAATACGGAAGTTGTCACGGTACGCCCAAGGGTGATGCGTCGTGTGAGGGGCGGTTTGGTAGATGAGACGGTTAATGCCCTCCGCATAAACTTTCCCCATCGCCTTAACCTTTGGACTATTGCGGGCGATGTGCTTACACAGCTCCACGTCAATAAACGTGATAGTGCTAGACATTGGTCACCCGCCTAGCCCTGATCCGCATGTATTGCGCGGTGCGACCCTTCCACGTGATAGGCGTTCCATAAACCTCATAGAAGACACCATTAACCTTCACCCGATCGGCCGCTCTCACGTCCACAGGCTTAAGGTAGATGTCTACAGAGATTTCAGACAGCTCGCGTGAAACGTCATCCGGTTCATTACTCCACTGTGGAATGACTACGCCCGTCGTTGAAATGGTGCGTTTCGGGTTTTCCCAATTACGGCGGGTGCCGTAGTCATCCGTAATCACAGCAGCGCGATAAACTTCAATGATGTCATTGAATCGCATAGCCGCCACCCTTGTTAGAAATCGTGGTGTTGCGATTCGGTCGGTAGCTCTTAAGAGTGTTGCGAGCGTCAGCCGACAAACCAAACCTGTAAGTCTGGTAGCGCGTACTAATCTCGCCAATCTCCTCAGCGATAATTCCCGGATTCGCATTCAAAGCCCGCATTACTTCAGCGATGCAGACAGCCTTAATCTCGTCAGGGGGAGGATCAGAAATTTCCGTACCTCGGCAGTGAGCAACAATAAGGGCAGAGACATCGTCAATGAATGCCTCTACCCTCAAAGCCTCGTCACCTTCCAGAGGCGTACCCAAACGAACCTGAATATCCTCAACGGTACAAAGAGCCATTTAGGTTACCTCCTTTCAGTGATTACGCGTCAGCGTTGTTGATACCGAGCGCGAGATGCTCGGGCCGCATCACCTTAGATCCATACACATGGAGCCCACGAACGGCATCGGCGAAAAACTTCTCGGGCCGGTAATATTCAACTTCAACAATCTGGTCCGCGTACGTGGTAGCGATATTGTGACCGGCGATAATAACCACCTTGCCGTCAGCAGTACCCGTAGGAGTACCGGTAGCGTCAGGCATCACATTGCACATCACGACAGTGAAACCGAGAATGCGGCCAACCTCACCATTGCGAATCGGAGCATTACCGCCATACTGGCTAGCGTCAATAAACCGAGCATCCTGAAGAAGCACGCCGTAAACGTCCGGAGAAACGATAAGGAATCGACCGGTCATAGGCGTATTGGTCTTGTCCAAGGCGACCTTGAGGCCGACAATCTGCTTGTAAAGCTTGTCCGGAGTACCGGTAGCAGAAAGGTCAATCTCCAGATACCGTTCCGGGGTAGCAGAGGTGACAGCAGCCGCAATCTTCGCAGCGACCCACGCGTCAGAAGCCTCAGCGAGCTTCCGGCCCGCACGCTGAACGCCATGCGGCATATACGTGGTGCCGATCTGGGACTGAACGCGAGTGATGTCTTCCACGCGGAACGTGAACATCTTAGCGACTTCAATTTCAAAGGTCAGAGAATCGCCGGTGTTCTCTTCAGGGTCACCCACGATACCGGTAATGGGATCGTAGTCAGTAACGGTCGGATCGAGAATAGTCGGGATTCGAACGGTGTCGCCAGCCCGCTGAATATCGCCCTCATAGTCGCGATTTACGACAAGGCTAGAACCTACAATAAGTTCCGCTTCCTTAGCCATGAAGACTTCGGAAATCCAAATTTCAGGTACAAAACGTTCCTGGCGCTCAAGAGCGCTAAATACAGTAGCCACTAGGGCATCCTCCTACTAATCATTGCCCATAAGCTTGTCCAGATGACCAGCTTCACGGGCTGCAACAATTTCGGCATGGGTTTTACCCTTGAGATCTGCGCGAGTCCACTGCTTCTTACCGGACCCGCTAGACTGGCCGATTCCGAGATCCTTCCCATTGGGGAAACGATTCTTGGAACCACCAAGGGAATCAACAAACTTTTCAATCGCCTCTTCATCGGGGTCGCCGTCATCCGTGGCAAACTTTCCAAGATTAAGCGCCTCAACATCTGGAAGAGTTACACCCTTCTGTGCGGCGATCGCCTTCAGTTCGGCCTTAACGAGACGCTCCGTAACCTTCTTAAGGGTGGAAGATTCGCCTTCCTTACGGGCTGCCTCAATGGCCTTTTCAGCGTCCGACATGGACGCATTCTTTAGATCGCCATTCTCCTTAAGGAGATCCTTACTGCGATCCTCATGCTTTCGACTAAGACCCTTCCACTTATCAGCTTCCGCCTTATACCATTCCAGACTTCCCTCAGCAGGCTTCGCCGGGGGGTCAACATTCGGCTTATCGTCTACGACGGGCGGAACGTTCGGGTCAATGTCAGTCATTTACATTCCTCAATCCATGTCGGAGCTATTGGCCCGTGCCGGGCTTTTTAGCGGAGGTGTTCTTAGGGGTGTTGGACTTACCGCCCGTGGGAGCGGTCGGGTCCTTGGGAGCAGCAGCAGCCATAGCCGTGGCGGTTTGAATCTGCATATCTGCCTGCTTCTGCGCAAGCTCATAATCTGTCTCGCGCATTTCGGGGAACCGCTCGATCTCCTGAGGTGAATAACCAACATCACCCCAGAGCTGAACAAGCGGCACTTGCAGTCCAGCCGCAAGCTTGACGGCTGAATCAACGAGCGCAGACTGGGACCGGTATTCCGGGTCAGTCCACATAACTTCCGCTCCATAGGCGTCAGCCCTCGGATCATCCATAACCTTGAAAGCTAGGCGCATGGCGCTTTCCCAGCTCTCTCCGAAATGCAACTGTCGCTCTTTGGCCTTAGCGACTAGACCCGCCTCAGCGGACGTAATAGCCTCACCTGACGGTGCCTGGCCACTCTGCCCAATAAGGAAGTAATGGAAAGGAATACGCGTAATGGCCGCCATAGCGGCGACGTAGTTGTCAATCAGCTTCACATAGTTGCCGAGATCGGCAGCCTGAAACTGACCAAACGCGGTCTGAGGATCCTCAGCGACAAGCATTCGGTCAATGGCGATCTGGAAAGGAGACTTGGCGTTACCGGACGCATCCTCTTCCACTTCCATACCTGTTACATAGCGCTGTGGAAAGGCAGCATATTCACTCGCCACAAGAGCATCAGCGGCAATTTTCGAGATAGCGTCAGCGAGAGGAATGATTGGCTCAAGTTCCGAGAAAGGATCGGTGCGAAGACGGGTACGATTCATAATGGGAACCACAGGCACCACGCCAAGCGGGTTACGTTCGCTTTTGGCATCCGTCCAATTCAAATCCTTGCTACTCGCCGTGCGCTGTGCCTGTGCGGTCCAGATCTCCTCTGGAGTCCACCAGGTTGCCCACTCGGTACCCCAATCGTCCCGCCACCGCTTGAGGGCCGCAGCGACGTTTCTACGGCTTCCAGTCTCATACTGGACGTACATATCCATCGCCGATTCGGGCGTCATCGTAGGACGACCCGTTTTCTCATCCTTCCAAACGGTCACGTAAGAAGATCCGAGAGCGAGAGTGTCAATGTGGCATGCGTTAGAATCCGCGTCCATATGATTCTCTTGCCAAATTCGCCAAGCGTCCTTATCCGCATCCGGGTCTTCAGTCATCCGAAAACCAGTGACACGGATACGCTCAGATATGCTGTCCACGATCAGCGGGCAGAAATTGACCTGCCATCCCTGGAACAGCTCCCCGAAAGCTTCCTCAAATCGCACCTGGGCGAACTGCAAGTTGGTATTCTTGGAGTCGTAATAGTCTGCGTAGCGCTGCGCTACGCCCTTCTGGCTATTGAGCTTAGAATCCAGATAGCTAATCCAGTCTTCTGGAGTCTTGGGAGGACCCCCATTCAGTTGAAAAATCAAAAGGCCCTCCTAAAAGCCGTAAACTTTGCGCCTCGCCTTCTTTAGGCGTCCATCAGCGATAGCATCACCACGAGCCTCATAGGCGAGAACCGCAGCTACACAGGCGTCAATCTTCTTCTTCGACCGTGGCGTCTCCTTGCGGATGAGAATTCCGGCGCGAACCTTCTTCTTGCGCGCATTCAAAACGTGCCGAGTGACAGTCTTATTGCCGTCATGCATGAGCTGACCGGTAGCGGTGGAAGTGTGGAAGCGCTCTAGCGCCTGAACCATTCGTGTTTCTTTGTTGGTCCAGAATTCGAAGACGGTTTTTTCACCGAACTCTGCAGCCCACTTTCCGACAATGTCTTGCCAGTACATCGGGTCGCAATACATCCACTCGACCTTGTAAAGTTTGAACGCTTCAGCAAGAACGGCATCTACTTCATCGACTGGGACTTCCCAGCCGTCAGAACCGTCCGACTCCCAGATTCCGAGAAGGAACAACTTACCGTCGCGGAGTCTGCATCCCACCAAAGCTGTGCTGTCATCCCTAATACTTCCGTCGAACCCAATTGAAATCTGATCCTTGGGCTGGATTGGGTCTGCTTCACTGCAACAGTCCTTCCAATTCGCTGGGTCAATCCACTGATCCACACCGGCCACAACTTGATTAAGGAAGTAGCGTCGCGCATCCTCCTCATCGGTGTGAGGATTGCGAATCTCCTTGATGATTCGCTCAATGTCCATAACCTTGGCGAAAGACCCGTACACGTGAACGAGAGCAGCCCTTAGAGCCTTGTCGTCATTCAGGTTCACCCAAGGTGCCTCGCGGTGATCCATGAGCAAACCAGAGCCGTCAATCAACCCTTCTCGGGCTTGCTTAAAGTGTTCGTGAGTTGCTTCAGCAACCGAGTTTTCGCCGGGCGCATACATGGTGCTAGTTTCGAGTGACCAAGGTTCAGCAGCTTTTCGCTTGACGAGATTACGGCGGACGGTTGTATACGTTCTCTTAAGTTCGGGAGTGAGCCACAAATGGGTCTCGTCGTAGCACACCCATGACTCTTTTCCCCCGTCCTTACTCGCTGCCGTTGCAGTAGACGGTGTGATTTCTCCACCGTCAGGAAGGATGACACGAGTAAGACCGGCATCAATCCCAGGAATATCAGCAACGGGACCATGCTCAAAATTGAATCTAATAACGTCGTAAACATTGCCCGCCTGATTTTCCTCGGTGGCCATGATTCGAATGTAGGGAACCGTGACAGCCTTGCCGACAGGATTGCCGTCGTCATCCCAATAGTCGAATCGGCTGGGGCCGACAGCTTCAAGAATGCCGATGAATCCACCAAGCTCTGACTTGGCTCTACCCTTGGAGCGACTGAGGAAAGCCTGATCTAC